GTAATTATATCTAATCGTTTCAACTCCTCATACTGGAAATTGGTCCACTCCTTCATAATATTTTCTTGCGCATCAGCATTACCCAAGTAATCAGAAAGAGATTTTATACCACCTCTACCTTCCCAAACTGTGTCATCTGCTAACTTTTGATTAGAACAATCTTCAAGTTCACCATTAGAATTAAGAACTGGAGAAACATAACCAAGTTGCGTTAATGCTGGTCCAGATAATTGGTATTTACCAACACGACCCTCGGCACTTACAGCACCATAGTTCTGTCCACCAACTTTACCTTTTGTTGAGAACTCTAATTCTCCTCCTGGCTCAGAAGTTGTTTCTAATCTGGCAACAGCAATCTTATATTTCTCGAATTGATCTTCCGTAAGAACACCAAGGAATTGTTCTGTTGGTACTGCGTTGGAAGAACCAGCATCATTATTATTGCCAGTAACAGCACCAACTACATTTTTAATTAATGATTGGATGGTACTCATTGAACCACCCATCAGATCCCAAGCTGAATCCGATTTTGGTGGTTGTCCTGCGCTATTAACACCTTCTGTCTTTAACAGATAATCATCACCATCATTAAGATAGTTTGTTCCAATTTTCGTATCTTGTGGAATACCACCAATGGTACCAAGCATAATTGGCTGTTGTTTTTCCTCATCGCGGAACATGATGATAACCCATGTTCCCTCAACTGGTCCAGTTGGGGAGTGACCAATACCATTCATCGCAGCTGAAGTGACAGGTTGCATTGGGAAAGCCCAAGGCAACAATTCTGATGGTAAATCTTTCTTGTTCTCAGAGTGCAAACCAACAACACGCACTTGGCATCTACCAAGACATGCTGGGTCGTTTCTGTTTTCAACAACACCAGTATATAATATCATTCAGAACCTTCTTTTGTTAAATCGATAATTAGAGAATCTTTGTAGATTGTCATATGTATTTCGTGCTTTTCTCTATTTAAGGTATGACATAGTGCGCCAATTAAATAGCGACCAGAGAATGTTTTATCCATAATCTGTTCTTCTGTATCTTTCGCACCGATTGGTGTTGGTCTATAGAATATAACTTCAATAATATCACCAACACACAAATTACTTCTTCCTGGAACAGTAATGTCAATACAGAAAGCATTTAGTTCAGCCATGTGCATTGCGTTTTTCAAATACCAATTCTTCATTCTATCGGTTTTGAAGTTACTAAAATTTTCTAATGCTCTTGGTTGTGTGTCTAAGAAACCAAATGTCTTAGCTGGTATTGCGTTAGTAGAAAGCGGATATGGGTTTAAGTGATTGTGTTTAGAGAACTCTTCTTGATAATCTAGAGTTTGAATGTTGTATGTTTTTGTAAAAATCTCGTGCGTAATCAATCTGGATTTATACATACCAGATTGGATTCTTGTTAGATAATCATATGCAGTTTTAATTTCGAAGGTTGTTATTCTACTCAGCGCATCACCAATATCTCTTTGCGAACCACCACCATCACCTTTAGATGGATCTCTTGTATTGTTATCGTATACGAATTGCGCCTTTGGTGCTTGTTCTAAAAATGTTTCAATAGAAACAAAATAAAATCCTCTGTTGTTTTCGAAGAATACGAAATTAGCACCACCTGTTTCTTTAGAGATGGCACGTTTTGTAAGAAAATTTAAATTAGTAAATGGTGACCAATAATTAGATACCCAAGCACAAGTGTTCTTAGTCTCTTCAACTGTCAATCGTTTCTCTGATTGTAGTTCTTTCTTAAAGATAACCTTTACATTATCATCAATATTTCCAGTATAACCTTTGCCAATTTTATTATTAACATCTCTTACTGTTTCGAAAGAAACAAAATGCAGAGTATATTGTATAGCACGATCCGCTGTATATATTCGATCAGTCATTTTGTAAATATAAAACTCTTGTTCGAAAAGACCATCGTCATCTGATGTTCCTGCTGTCTGAAATGATATCAACAGCTTCTCTTCACCGATCATTGGTAGTAAGTTGATCAAGTCTTGTGCATCATTTAATGTTAAATTGCCAGACATTGTCGGAGAATATATGTCTTCAAAAATATTTATGTCTATAACAAAATTAAATACATCATAGATTTCACCACGTGCGCTACCAATCTTAACATCTCTAAGATTAAAGTCACCAGCAAATTTTAATTGTTCTTCTTGATTCATTAATTAGCCTTCAATGCTTCTCTGAACGATCTCATTACTTCGCCAAGAATATCAGCTGGAATCATTTTTATTCTTCGTTTACTTTCGTTCACGCTTATTTCATAATCAGAATTCGTTATGGGTGTAGCGTCAGCAACACCAAGCGGATTAACGTAATCTGACATTACCACATCACCATTAGCAGTGACATAGTGTTTAATGTTTTCTTTGTTTGCTCCATACTTAGCGTCAATATACGCTTCTAAAGTAACTGTTGTCATTGGAAAATCTTCAATATAATCATATCGTTCATTTGTTAACATAATAACCCAATGATAGTATGGCGAACCATAAAAACTTTCAGAAATTATTTCTGGTGTTTCGCCATCACGAATATCGTAATCTTGGTAATATACAATATTTTTTAAAATATCTGACTTGACTCTTACGTTTGAGATGATATCAGATATAAGATATTCCATTGGCTCTTCGCCAAGTTGTGAAAAATCTACAACTTCTGTTTGAAAGTATTTGAAATATGACATATTAGAATGATGGTAACCTTGGATTTTCGAAATTATAATCGCCAGAACCTTGTTGTCCATTTGGCGACTGCCCTAAGAATCTCTCTTTAGTCAATGTTTCAAGTTCAAGGAATGACATGTTTACATTTATTTGTGTTGGGAATCCATCAACGTGTGTTGCGAATTGACCATTAGGAGAATAGTTTACTTGCATATCTGTAAGAACGCAAGTAGAAATTTTATTAAGATGCGGATGTTCTTTATCACCAAAGTAATACACAATGTCAAATTCTGACGGAAACAAGTACAACATTTTATTTACATTGTTTTGAAATTCTGGATGCATGTAAAATTTAAATGTATTGATAATGCGCTTTACGTTGTCTGCTTCTTTCGGAGATCTTGGTGCGAACTGATAGTTCATTGAAAAGCGACGGAACTCCATAGACTTAAACAGTTGTTCTTTGCGTGGGTTTGGTACTGCTTTATATAATGCTGACAACATATTTCTGGCAGGATTTAATTCCATACCTTTATTTACTGCTCCCTGCGCCCCATATTTTGCTGCGCCCAGCGCACTAGTACCATTTGTTGCAGCTTCGGCAGCTGCACCAAAAATTGCACCCAATTCTTCTTCGCCATAAGTTGCACGATAGCCAACTGTTACCTCATTTGGCACATGTAAAGCAATAGCAGACTTTAGACGCTTCATACTTTTTGTTGCGTTTAGTCCAGAATTGAATGTTTCTAAAACTTTACCATATCCAACTGCAACACCAGCACCTGCTGCGCCAGTAAGCGCACCTCTAGCAGCACCACCAGCAGCAGAACCAAGTGTGCCAGCAACAAACCTAGCAGCACCGCCAACCCCACCTCTTAAATTTTGTACGTTAGCTGCTGCGCCTTGTGACAATCCCTGTCCAGCACCCAATACTGCACCAAGTGTTGTGCCACCAGCAACTGCTCCTGCCGTTGCTGTTCCAAGACTTGCATTCTTACCTTGTACTGTGTTTTGATCACTTTTATCTACATCACCAACAATACCTACTTTGTTGTCAGTAAACACACGTGACTGTTCAGATACGTTGATATAGAAAACAACGTAGTTTAGGTATTTCTGGTTGAAGAATTCATTGCCACTTGCCGCAGCTTGACCACCTCTAGCTCCACCAAATAGGTCGATGGGGTACTGTAAATTATCAACTTGATATTTACTTTTATCCAGAGTTGATTCTCTGTTAACTCCTGCTGCGGGTGTTCCAGGTGCGTTGTTTACTGTTGCCATATTCTTCCTAAATAAGGAGTGGTTGTTATTTAATATATTTATTCATGTTTCACAAGGGAAAATTCAAACCTAAGAATTCAGCGAAATATAATGGGGATCCAACAAACATCATCTACAGAAGTAGTTGGGAACTCCGTTTTATGATATGGGCTGACGAAAAGCCGAGCGTAGTTAAATGGCGTTCGGAGGAAACAGTCATACCTTATTTGTCTCCAGTTGATAACAAATACCATAGATATTTTGTAGATTTCCAAGTTCAGATACGTAGAAAAGACAATAGTCTGTTTACCTACCTGATAGAGATTAAACCAGAAGCGCAGACAAAACCACCTGCAGTTCAGAGACGTGTTACCAAAAAGTATATAACTGAAGTAATGACATGGGGTAAAAATGAAGCAAAATGGAAAGCAGCCGATAACTACGCTAAAGATCGTGGGTGGGAATTTTTAATTCTAACAGAGAAGCATCTGGGTATAACATCTGATTGGTATAAGAATAAATAGATATATGGTTACAAAAAACAAAAACTTAGAGTCTGTCTTCAATGATAGCGCATATGATATGACTGCAGTTAGAAAGTCGCAGTCATGGTTCACATCAGAAATTAAAAAACTTGGCACTACAACACCACAAAAGGTGTTGAGAGATGGACAATTAGTCTCGACTTTAATACCAGGAAATATGTATTTGTTTTACTATGATCCAAAACATAAAGATACATTACCTTACTATGACAGATTTCCATTGGTTCTTCCATTCAGGAAAGCCAAGGGTGGATTCTATGGTTTGAACTTTCATTATCTACCACCAATTTTGCGTGTGAAGTTATTAGATAGATTAATGATGTTCTCAACAACAAAAACTTTGACTGAACAAACAAGACTCAGATTCAAATACCAACTTATCGCTGGAAGTTCCAAGTTTCAATGGGCACAACCTTGCGTAAAGATGTATTTAAATAGTCACGTTCAGAGTAGGTTTGTTATGGTCGACCCAAAAGATTGGGTGACTGCTATGATGCTCCCAGTTGAGAGATTTGTAAATGCAAACAAAGACTCCGTATGGAGAGACTCAAGAAGGACATTCATGTAAATGGCTACGTTAAATCAATTCATATCACAAGTAAAAGCTACTGGTCTTGCCAGAGATAACAAATATTTAGTATCAATCACACCACCGAGAGCTTTAATTGGTGGTGGACCAAGAGATGCTATGATACGTTTGTTGTGTCAGAGCGTATCGATGCCAGGACTTAATTACGTATCTAATCCTGTATTAACGTATGGTGAACAGAGAGAAGTGATTTACAACAGACAATATGATCCAGTCTCTTTAGAATTCGTTCTAGATGGTAAGATGGATATTAAAAGATACTTCGATTCATGGCAACAATTGATGATTGATCCAGTTTCCAGAATGGTAAATTACTATGAGAACTATATTGGTACCATCGACATAGCGCAGCTAGATGGCACAGACGCAGAGAATGAAATCTATTCTGTAAAATTACACGAATGCTATCCTAAAATTGTGTCACCAATTCAATATAGCGCAGGTGCTAAAGACTTTACCAAACTACAAGTTCAAATTGAATACAAATATTGGACACCAGCTAAAATACAAACAGGAACTAATGTATCCCCAACGACAGCAAGTTTACCTTCGCTTGATAATGTGGGTGGATTCCCAGCTATTGCTTCGACATTTAGCCCACCATCCATACCATCAAATTTAGGATTCGACTTTTTCTCATAATAAAAATAATAAAGGAAAACCTATGTCAATGTCAGAACAAGAAGCAAAACAACACCAAGAAGATTGGATGGTTAAAAAATGGAGACCAGCAATGGGCTGGACTTATATGGGTATCTGTATTTTAGATATGGCCATCTTTCCAGTACTGTGGAGTGTTGCTCAATTATTAACCAAACAACCTATTACACAATGGAATCCACTAACATTACAAGGTGCTGGTTTATTTCATTTAGCAATGGGCGCAGTATTAGGTATCGCAGCATGGTCACGTGGGCAAGAGAAAATGGCTGGAGCTACAATGGCACCAACTGTTCCATCAATGCCACCAATATCACCACCAATGATGTCGGCACCGACAATGGTTCCACCAATGCCACCATCATTACCTGCTGACCCATCAGCAGTTCCTAAAGGAAGAATGAAAATTGAAGATTGATAAAAACTTGAGCGATATTTTCGATATTGAAGTTGATGATAAACCGAAAGTTGGAGTAGTTAAACAGTTGGTTATTACTGACAATGTGACTCCTCCGACTGTCGATAAAGTTGAGGACGATTTCGAACAAGCCAGAAAGAACTTACACATCTTACTTTTACAAGGTGAGGATGCGCTTATGGGTGCGCTAGAAGTAGCAAAAGCATCTGAGCATCCACGTGCTTTCGAGGTTGTTGGTACTCTGATTAAGCAAATGGCTGATGTAAATCAGCAGTTGATGGATCTACATCAACAAAGACTGAAACTTAATGAGCCAGGAAAAGAATCTGGTAAGAAAAGTGTAACAAACAACAATGCTATCTTTGTTGGTAGTACAATGGAATTAAATAAATTGATTAACAATATGTCAAAAGGAGAATAAAATTATGTCTTTACCTATGTATAAGTATCCAGTGTATTCAATGACACTACCCTCTACCAAGAAACTGATCAAGTATAGACCATTTCTGGTTAAGGATGAGAAGAATTTGATGCTCGCTCAACAAAGCGAGGATGAAATGAATATGTTAGATACGTTGAAGATTGTTGTTAAAGATTGTATCTTAGACAAAGCAGTAAATGTTGAAGATCTTCCAATTTTTGATTTAGAATATTTGTTTGCTATTATTCGTTCGAAGTCAGTTGGTGAAGATGTTACGCTTATCTTTACATGCAAGAATCAAGAATGTAAACAGAAAACTAACATCACCTTTAGGATTGACCCACAACTAATTATACCAGAAGGACATACAAACAAGATTGAATTGTTTGATGATGTTGGTGTAGTTATGAAGTATCCTAATGCAGAGTTGATGAAACAAATTGAAAAGATTCAACCAAAAGACGCAGAGGGTGTTATTGATCTTATCGTAAAATCTATTGATTATATTTACGATAAAGAATCTGTGTATCATGCGAAAGAACAAACAGAAGCAGAGTTGATTCAATTCGTTGAGAATCTTCCAAAGAAACCAACAGAAAACATTAAAAAGTTTTTCGCAACTTCTCCAAGATTAGAGCAAAAAGTTGAATATGTTTGCCCACATTGTAAAACTGAAAACGAATATACTATTGAAGGAATTGACAGTTTTTTTTAATGTGCCTTAGTCATGAAACTTTGATGAATTATTACCAAATGAACTTCGGACTTATGCAGCATCATAAATATTCACTTAATGACTTAGAGAATATGATGCCGTATGAGAAAGAAATTTATGTTTCGATGCTACTAGAATTCTTAGAAAAAGAAAAACAAAGATTACAGGAAAGAAATCGTAGATGAGATTAGTTCTAGACAAAATAGAAGAAGTGAAAGCAGGTTCCCCAAAACTCAAAGAGTTTGCTGGGGACTTAGCGGACACCATCAAATCTACATACAGCAGAGTAAAGAGTGAAGTACAAAACTCTGGTGCTGGTGGATCTTTCAAACAAGGATTTCTAGGTCAATTTGGTATTAATACTGAAACAGTTACTGAAACTGAGGCGAAGAAAAAAAAGGCACAGGGCACCGAAGGTGTTGGTGGTAGCCCAACATTAGAAGCAGATAAACTTTCTACTCCAGCTACTCCTGATTCTTTTTCTGCACAAGCATCAGCTGAAAAAGAAACTGAAGCAAATGAGATTAGGCAAACTCAACTAGAAAAGACAACTAAAACGCAAGAAGATGTTACTGCGCTTTATGTTATCTCTGATGATTTCTTTAAAGAAACAAAAGAACATCAAACTAAACTCATTGAGAAATTAGATGAACTTATAGAGACTACCGAAGCAGCTGGTGGCGGTGGTACTGGTATTGGTCTCGATATTCCAGGAAGAGGTGGACCAAAAGGTGCGCCAAAAACAGGTGGTGGTGGTACTG